TTTGCTGTTTATTTTATCAAGTTGTAAATTATATTCTTTAAAGTATTCATATAAGTCTTTATCAACACCACCTAGTCCTGCACTTGCAGAATCTTTGCTAGGAGATGTAATATTATTAAGTTTATCAAATCCTCTTAATCCTTTTTTGGCTTTTTCACTTGCTGTTGATATTCTATTAAATCCATCTTCTATATTGTCTAACCCTGCACTTGCAATACCAAACTCTGATGATAAAGATTTTGCATCAATTTTAAACAATGATAATATTGCACCAATAATAGAATTTATTGCCATTAGTATTCCATTTAGATAAGGCAATATTGTTCTTAGTATAGGTAATAACAATCCACCAATATTTCTCACCAAAGTTGTTATTTGGTCTTTAAATACTTTAGTTTGATTTGCAACACTATTAAATGTTCTAGCCATATCTCCATTAGCATCTGCAAGTTGTCTTTCAAGGCTTAAATAAATAAGAATTGATTTTTCTGCTCTATTCATTTGAGTAACAGATTTTTCAATACCTAATCTATATGCTTCTTGTTGTAATGTTGCTTGTGTAATATCTGCACCTGTTAAAGAACGAATACTTCTTACTTGACCAGTTATTGCACTTTCTAAGGCTTTTCCTGCTCTTTGAACATCAACATTGTATAATGATGCAATATCTAATGATAACTTAGATAGGTTTGTACTTAATAAATCAGCACCTTCACTAGCCATACCAGTAGCACCTGCTATTTGTCTAAAAATACCTAGTTGTCTTGTTAATGATGCTGCATCAAATCCAGTTACTTCTGATACAGTTTTGATATAATCTTGAGCAGCATCTTTGCTTTTTCCAAATGCAACTTCCATCATATTTAGATTTTCAATAAATTCTGCTTGTGGCTGAACTGCTTTAATTAAACTATTTGTAACGTTTTTAATAGTTCCTACCCAACCTACTATTTCAGAATTTTTAAGCATACTTGTTAAATTTTTATATATATTAGCAGTATTTTTAGCAGTTTCTTTAGTTACTTTTTCTTGCTTTTCATTTTCTTTAGTAATTTGTTTTTGAGTATCAAGAACTTCTTTTTCGTTTGCAATTACAACTTGTATTTTTGATTGTATTTCACTCATGTTGTACCTCCCTTCTACATTCTAGCCCATTGATTAAACTCATTTTGAACTTGAATGTTAATTTCATTTTGTGTTTTAATTTTTTCTTTTTCTCTATTTTCAATAGAAAATATTTTTTCATATTTTGGAAATTCTTTTTTGCTTTTACTAAAAGCATTATTTAAAGCAGTAGATTGAGCAATATATGTCATATTTCCATTCAACCAAGTCATATATTTTATATATTCTTTTTTTTCATTCTGCTCTATTTCTTTTTGCTTTAAATAAAAAGTTCGGAAAGCCCAGTACAACTTAGGGTCTTGTTCCCAAAACTCCTCGCTAGACATTCCGAACATAATTGCACTAGGAAATAACTCTTGAATATAGAAATCAGTATAAGAAGTATATCCGTTACTGTTATTTTCTATTTCTTCTTCGGTTTTAGTGCCGCTAAGTTTTTTAAGTTTGCATTAGGGTCTGTATTTACTTCTTCAATCATTTGTTGACCTAATTGTATTAGTTGTTCAACACCATATTCTTTTACAGCCTTATCATACAAATCAGATGCTTCTGATATAGATAGTTTATGTTCTGTATACCACATTATCCAATATAATCTTTTAAATATATTAGATACTTTTTTGGTATCTTCGTCTACATCATTTAATTCGTTAATTCCATCAAACGGATTAGCATTGTTATCTAATCCTTCAAAATCAACTTGTTCAGTTGAAATATTGGCATATTTGTTAGATATTTCAGCCAAATCTTCTCTTTCTTTCTTTGTATAATTTTCAAATGCAACTATTCCAGCCCTATTAAGAAATAGAGTATAGTCAGTTCCATCTATATTTATTATTTCTTTACTTAATTCTTTCATATTATTCTCCTATTTTTTATTATTTTTTTTATTTACTAAGCAGCATTTACATGAACAGCAATAGTTCTGTAAGAAGTTGCTTCACCAGTTTTGCTAGTAGTTAATTTAATAATAGTATCACCAGCAGCAACACCAGTTATTGTTAACTTTTTAGCATCATCACCAGCACCAAATGCAGCAGTTGCAACGCTTGTAGATTCACTTTGACAAGTAATTGCAGCACCTTCTGATGTTTCAAGTAAGATTGTGTAAGCACCAGTTCCTGTAATATCTACATCAACAAGTGGTGTTAAGATAACAGCAGTTTTTTTCATTAATGGTCTTACATCATCAACTGGAAATTCGTCAGCACTATTAACTGTAATAAATAATTGTCCTTGAACAATACCATCTACAGATAATGCACTTCTACCAAATTTCATTGTTCCTGTGTATTTTTCTCCAGTATCATCTGGGTTTCTTTCTAGGAAGTCTAAACTCTTACCAACATATTTTTTAAGTTGTCTAATGTTATCTCTATGATAATTAAATGTATAAGTTTTTTGGGCGTTAGTTTGTAAGCCTTCAACTTCTGTTACACTTTCATCAGTTAAAACAGTTTTTGCTTGTGTACTAGGTGCACCTTTTGTTTCAGGCATATCAGTAGTTGGTAATAACATAAAGTATTTACCATCAGTATCTTTGATATTTAAACTAGCACCTTTACTAATAAAACCTTTATCAGTATAATATCTTTCAGCCATATTAATTTTCCTCCTTCTTTTAATTTAATTGACCGTTCCAATTATTTATCTTACCTTGATAAATTGAAATATATCTATCTATTGTTAAGTCAGGATATTCTCCTTTAGAACCCATTATTCTAGTAAAACCTATATCATTAAAGAATTTAAAAGTAAGTTGTTTTAATTCATTTATTACATCAAGAGAGTAGTATTTTTTATTGTTTATAGTTACATCTTGAGTATAAAATTCAACTTGATAATTTAGTCTATCAACCATTTCAAGCCTATTTAATGAATTTCCTCCAGTATAAGATGTATTGCTACTTTCTTTAAAAACTATTGTAGGAAATGAAGAAAAGGATTGAGGTGTCTTGGGAACGATTAAGATTAAATCACTAAATATTGATTTTTCTTTTATATAATCATAATATAATTTTCTTAATTGTTTTTCTATTTCCATTATTCTCAATCCTTCTATAAATTATTTTTTAAATAGTCTGCTATAATATTACTTATGTTTTCTTCTAACCATTCAATTAAACCTATAAATACTTGCCTTCCCTCAAGACCATTAGTCCAATGTATTCCTCCACTTTTGTCTTTGTAGTACCAACCCTTATAGCCATGATTTCTTACATCAAATTGCCAATCATTATCATCAAATAATGATGTTTTAGATGCTGCTACTCCAGTTCCTCCAGTATAACCAATACCAAACTCTATAATATGTGCAAGTGATAACTCACTTGTATATCTTTCTCTTGTAGATGGTTTAAGTACTTTTTCGTCTAATCTCACAATAGAGTTATTAAATAATATTATTGTGTTTCCATTAGTATTATGGCCAAATCCAAGTAGATAATCTTTCTTTTCAACTCCCATAGAATCCAAATCTTTATCATCAATAGTCATTATTCTTTCTTTGGCTATTTCTATAATTTGTTCATATAGAACATCACTTAAATAATCAATAAATTTTTGTGACTCTAATGATTTTATAATTTGTTCTTCTATTTCAAGTATTCCTTTAGATATACCATAAGCAATAGTATTACATTTTACCTTTATTGTTTTCACTAATTATTTTATTGCCATTTCTTTTTTTTTGAAAAACCGTCTTTTGTTTCTTTTATTTCCCTTATAGATTCAACCTTAATAAGTTCATTATCAGGTTTCCACCCTATAGTTTCGTAAGTACCATATAAACTTTCAGGAACATCTCTTGTTATCTTTTTTCCTTCTTCATTTATAATATACATTTTAATAGTTCTTTCTTCCATTGTTAAATTCTCCTTACTTAACCAATTTTATAAAGTAAACTTTAATAATTGTATTTTGATTCCTAACAGAGTATATTCTATAATTAGCATTATCTCCATTATTTTCTTCGTTATCAGGCTTTACTCCATCTAAATATGCTACATCAAATTCTTTAAACTTATCTAAATATTTAAGTTTTTGAGTTATTGTTGCAACTTTCATAGATGAACTTAATTCACCAAATTCACGAACTTCGCTATCCTGATTAACTGGTTGTAAATTAAAGTAATATTTTTGTGGTTCACCATAGACTTTAACTTGGTTTAAATCTTCATCTTGAGTGGTTTCTATATAACTTGCGATATATAAAAAGTTCTTCATTCTTTTTTCAGATTGATTGTTAGGATTAAAATACATTTTTATTCCTCCTCAATATCTTCTTTAGGAACTCCAACTTTTGATGTTAATTTATTCATTAAGAAGTTTGATAAGCCATCACTATATTTACTCCAACTTATACCATTTTCAGTATAACTTGATAATCCTGCTTTATCAGCAAGATTATATAATTCAACACAGCAGCGAATTTGCCAATTATTGTATTTACTTGGCAAATCCATTTCTGTTGTATCTTCGTATGGATATAAGGTTTCTAATGCAATACTTTTACTATCTTCAAGAAGTTCATTTAGTGCTGTAAGGTAGTTTTCGTTAGTACCAAATAAATCTTCATCATAAGGTATTCTTGATTGTAATTTAAGTAATTGTGGGTCAGTATCTTCATTAACTACTTCGTTTTCACTAGGTGTTTCAGTTTCAACTTCTTCATTATCAATTACTTCATTATCAATGTTTTGAGTATTTTCATTTTCCATTATTATATCCTCCTTTATTTATTTTATTCTCCAGTATAAGAACCTGTTACACCAAGAATTGTTACTCCACTTTTAATGTTACCAGCAACTATATTTTCATCAATATCAGCAGTTACAGCAGCAACAGTTACTTTTGATAATCCTATTTTGCCTTCGCCTTCTGGTACGATTTCTTGGCTTTCTGTACTGGGAGTTGCATTACCTTCTTCTAATGGAGTTGCTTCTACAACTACTTGTGCAAGTCCATCATATCCCTTACTAGGTTTAATAGTTTGAGATGTTTTCTTAGGTGTTGCAGTTACTCCAGTTTGAAGTTGAGTGCCTTCATAATAATTAATGTAGTATTGTACATTTAACTTTTTATACATTTCATCATAAGTATATAAAGTTGTAGGTATTGTAATAACACTTTCTTCTGATGCTACTGACATAGTACCTGCTTCAAAATCCCAAGTACATTTATAAGCCTTATTGCTTACAATTTTGTAACATTCTCCACTTACTATTGCATATATCTTCATATACGCACCTACTAACCGTTAGTCTTTAAGTAAGCGATTGCTATGTTTTTAGGATTCATAACTATTGACCAATTTGCAGTTGTTCCTAATTGAGCATCAGTTGGTGAAATTGGTAAATTATCCATAGCAAATGAGAATCCGTTAGGGTGGATAGTTTCTCTATAACGAGTGTATAGATATTCAATACCACCATCATCAGATGGGTCATATTTGTAATCAGATGGGTGTTCTACAGGTGCATTAGCATGTAGTAATACTCCTCTACCTAATAAGTAAGTAGTATAAACCATATTTTCATTAGCATCAACAGAATGAGGAACTTCATCACATATTAATACTAACATGTTTCCACTTCTACCAACTTTTACATCTCTTTCTTGACCATTTGCATCAGTATATTTGAAAAATTCAAGTACATTGAATTGAGATAATCTGTTTGCTACAACTGAGTGCATAATTGCTAAAGCATAATCATCAGCAGCATCTCCATTAGCAGTTACAGCAGCATCTCTTAAAGTAGTTAAACCAATTTTGTTATCATCAGTTACTGTTGAACTAGCAGATGTAATATCTGTTGTATGGTTAGCCCATTCAGTTTCATAATCTCCAGCACCAGTAATTCCTTGAATAGCATTTAAAATCCCAATAACTCTTGCTTGTACTTTTTTTGCTTTCCATTTTTGAATACGATTTAAGATGTTTCTCATTGGGTCAGCAGCAGTAAAGTCATTAACGAATAATGTACTTTTCCAACCTTTTGCTCTACCAATTACTACACCACTTTGAACACCATCTTCTGTAGCATCAGCAGTAATGTCTGTAGCACCATCATAGTTTACTTCATCACCAGTAATGTCTTTGTAGAATGGTATTGTATAATAGTTTCCACCACCTGCTATTAAACTAGCAATTAGTGAATCTTCAACCATAGCACCACTTTCTAATAGAACAGTAGATGTAGGGTCTTTTTCAGATGTCCAAGCATTATTAAATAATTCTTCATCATAGTGAAATTTTAATGCTGAACTAATATTTTTTGACATATTTTTCCTTCTCCTTTTCTAATTTTAATTATTTTTGTGGATAAAACTCATGATATTTTTCAATATTGGCATCTTTCCACACTTTTTGTTCTGTCATTGAAAGTTTGTCAAATTTTTCCTTTGTCATGACATCATCATTTTGTGGAACATTAGATGGGTTTGGTTTAGCACTTAGATTTGATAATTCTTCTTTAACTTTTAATGTTGTTGATTCAATTTTACTATCTAATAAAGATTTTAATTGATTAGCACTATTAATTGTTGAAGTTTCGTCACCTTTTACTAAGTTGTCTATAAGACTTTCATCAACATCATAACCTGCAAGAATTTCTTTAGCCTTAGCAGTATTGTAGATTATTTGAGATTTTCTCAAATTTTCTTCTGCTGCCTTTTTATCGGCTTCAATCTTTTCTTGTTCGGTCATTTTTGACTTATTAATTTCGTCTATTTGACTTTGAATACTATTATATTTAGTTTCAAAATCTTTTAACTTATTTACTTCATTTTGCAAATCATTATTTTTTTGATTTGTTTCATGAAACATGTTTAATAAGTCTGTGACTTGTTCTTCACTAAATCCTTTCTCTAATAATGTTTCCCTTTTCATATTATCACTCCTTTTCTACAGTAATTTTACGGTTTACCAACCAAAAAGAGAAATATATATTACATTTGATATGCTCAAATGTTAAAGCCATTGGATATGGGGTCAGGAGGAGTGGAATTGCACCACTCTACACTCTAGTTCTCCTGATATAAAGGGCTTATTGCCCTTGATTGTCTAATTCTAATGTATCTTGAACATCATTATTTTGTTCTTCTACGATATTTGAACTTGTACCTTTTGCTTGTTGAGATACTTGAGGTCCAAACAATGTTTCTTGTTCTTTAGTAACTGCTGTTGGGTCGCCAAATAAGTTAACAATACTATTAGCAAATTTTCTAGGAATATCGCAACTATATAAGTTCATTAATCCTTGTGTTTTAACTAATAAATTATCACTCATATCTCTTTGGAATCTAGCATCTACTTCACTTACTTTTAAATTCTTAATTTCAGATGATTTAGTACCTTTGCAGATTGCTAATATAGTCTTTAATGAGTTTAAATCACACATTCCAAACATTGTTTCAGAGCCTTCTGAACGAATACCAGCACTTGTAAACCCTTGACCTGTAAGTTTTGCCTTACCAGTATCTCCATAAGATACTGTACCACTATCACTTGCTACTGGAACTGCTAATATTTGATGTAATGCAGTAAGTAATCTATTGTAATAAGTTTGAGTATCTGTAGCATTTAATCTACCTTGTAGTAAATCAATACTTGCCTTCTTTTGGTCGGTAGAATTAATACATACAGCACCAAGTTCTCTTATATCTTCTAAATCGCTACTACTAACTTCGGCATTTGTAAATACCATTATTGCATTTACAAATTGTTCCATATCATCTTTGTCTAAACTTTCAAGATAGTTAATATCATTGAATAAATCTTTACCAATTTCTATTATTCCTATTCTTTTTTCATTTAGATAATATTCAGTAATAATATGATTGTTCCAAAGTAATGGAATTAATGAATTTTCTACTACTTGTAATTCACCAGATTTATCGCTTAAAGTAAATCTTAGATTTTTTAAATATATTGTATATTCATTATAAGGAATAACATCAGTTACAAGTTCATTTGTTTTTTTATCTATATAACTATTTATATATTCCATACTTGTTTGAACATAAGCAAATAATTGTTTATGACCTAAAGCATTTGAATAAACAACTTCTGTATTTTCTGCTTCACAATTTATTAATTCAAAAGGTGCTTCATCTTCTTCTTTTGAACTATCCTTGTTTACATATCTAAATCCTCTACCACATGCAAGTACATCTTCATAAAGCATCATATCTTTTGCCTTTTTGTTTTCGTATCTTACATATTTATTTAAAGCAGATATTTCTTCTTCTCCAGAATCATTTAATTGAACATATTGAATAGGTTTACCTAATAAATATGTCTTTCTAAAGTCAACTATTGCATAAGCCCAGTTTTCTACAGTTTTATTATCAATTTCAGTTCTAGTATGTTTTATTTTATCTACATATATATCTTGTTGACCATATAAATAATTTCTTAAATATATAGTGTCATTATGATTTTGTTCATGTATTGCTTTTGACTTTTGAATAATATCAATAACTCTTTCATATAAAAGGTTATTGTTTTCACCATAATTTAAAAAATCTTCTTCTGTATATGGGGCATATATAGTTGTTCTTCCATAAGTTTTTATATTACACACCACCTTACTCTATGACACTTGAATTATATAATAAGTTAAAATAATTGTCAAATTAGTGTTAAAAAGGTCTTTTTATTGCCTTAGGTTTTTGAACTTTGCTACCTTCGTCAATAATTTCACTACACATTAATGCACAAGCATCAGGAAAGTCATCATTAGCATTTCTTCCTGTTTCGTTATATAAAGTCAAGTTGTTCATAGCCTTACCCATGTCACTATTAACACCATACATTCCCTTTTTAGGAAATACTAATCTTCTTTTAATATTTCCTTTTTGGTCAGTAATTCTCGCTTGTTTATTTTCAGTATTATATTTTTCTACTATCTCACAATAT